TTTCACATGATTCTCTGGCTAATCATTACCAGACAAACTTTTCGATGGTACAACACCACAAATATAGTTTAACTGAACTGGAAAACATGATTCCATATGAAAGGGCAATATATCTTGCAATGTTAATCGAACATGTTAGAGAAGAAAACGAAAGAATGAAAAAACAACAAGGATAAAAAAATGGCTGAATCTACTAACACTCAAACTAATGCAATAGTTGATGCTATCAATCATTCAACAACTAATACTATTGCTGGTTTTACTGCAGCTGCCGAAGATATTAGGAGTGAAGTTTCATCACTATCACTTGGAATAGACCATAGTATTGGAGAATTGGCCGATACAATACAAAATTCCGGGCCATCAGAAGAAGATCGAAATGAAGAAAGAAGATCAAGAGAAAGGCAGTTGGGTATATTAGGTACTATAGCTGCAGCAGCATTAGCTATACCAAAACAAATAATAAAAGAGACTAAAGGTGAAGGATTAATAGCTGGAATATTGGGTAATGAGCTATTTGAAACTGGACTAAACATCGCAGACAAATTTTTAGCCCCTGTTAAAGCTGTCGCAGAAAAAGTTGGAGAAATAGCTGCTCCCCTAGTAAAAAAGGCAGGTAAATTTGGATTGGTTGCAGCTGGAGTATTTGCAGCTGTAGAAGGTATCAAAGGTGCATTTGAAGGTGTAAAAAGAGCAGGAGAAATATTCGGAGTAGAACAGGATCAGGCCACTGCATCTCAGAAAATCTCTGCAGGGATTGGTGGATTTGTCGAAGGTATTGCTAATGCACCAGCAACCTTACTCGAAATGATAGGTATGGGTAAACTAGCTGAGAAGTGGAGAACATTTATTGACCAATTTGATATAACTGAAAGAATTGCACTTTTTATAGAACCAACGATTGCAAAAATAACAGAATTTTTCAAACCACTAGGCCCAATCTTTGAAAAAATAGGAAACTTTATAAAAACTAAAATAGTTCCCCATGTTATGCCTATCTTAGAACAAATATTCGATTTCTTTAGTAATGTAGTTGGTGGAGTATTTGAAAGAATAAGAGAAGTTGGAATATTCCAAAAAATTGAAACTCTAGTCTTAACTATTAGTGATGTTGTAGGTAGTGTTTTTAAATCTGTTATAGATTCTGGAATACTACCCAAACTAAAAACATTCTTTGAAGAAGTATTTGTCAGCTTCTATAATACATTCGTTGACAGAATAGGGATGGTATTAGATAAACTAAATGAAGCATTCGTTGCAGCTAAACCAGCAATTGATAAGGTAGTCCAAATACTAACTGGTATAGTAGAATTCCTAATGCCAATAGTAAAAACCATAACAGTTGGTGTATTATTCCCTGCACTAACTAAATCTTTCGGATTAGTAATGGATGTATTAGGCTTTATTGGTCAGGGTTTAATGATGGTAATCAATCCAATAGTTGATTTTATTGCTAAATTCTTTCCTGAAGGTGGTAGTGGCCCAGAAGATTTAGGAAATAAATTTGCAAATGGTATACAATCAGTTTTTGATACAATATTTGGGTTTATTGACAATGTAACTGATTGGATGAAAACCAACCTAACATGGGAAAATATAATACAAAGTGTCAAAGACTTTGGTTCATTCATTTCTACCAAATTTAGTGAAATCTGGGAAAGTGCAACTAACAAACTAGGACAAGCAATAGAAATGGTTAAAAACAGTCTGACATTATTCATCCGTAAAATACCAATGCTATCTGAATTCGGAATGACTGATGAAGAAAAACTTATCAAACAACAAACAGATGCAATTAACGAATTGGCCAAGGATAAGAAAGGCCTATTAGGCGTAGGAGAAAATCAAGCCGATGATTTAGCTAAAGTGAAGAAAACATTTGAATCTGCAGACCCTAGAATGATAAGTGCAATGATACAAGGTGGAAAATTGAATGAAGAAGCACTGCAAGTATTACGACAAGTAATGAGAGAAGCTAAAGAAGCTGGTATTGCAGCAAGTCAAATGAATAACTTTACAACTGTAGATAATAGTCAAACAGTTAATGCTCCACAAACTACCCATCAAAGTGGAACATCCGTACAAAATGATAAATTATCATCATCAACAAACAAAACAAACACCGCTGGTGGTTAGATATAAAAAAAGGGAGTCAATATTGACTCCCTTATAAGGAATAAAAAATGAAATTCTTAATTAACCGTTTTCAGCCAACTTCTTAAAATAAGCCAATGTATCATCTTCATCATCCCCACCACTCGAAGGTAAACTAACTTCTTCAGCAGTATTGAATTTAGGTGCTTCCATTGCACTAATTGTTGGTTCATTCTGAACTGGTTCTGGAGTAAATGATGTTAATCCTAATATACGATCCAATTTAGTCTTTAATTCATCATATGATTTAAAATTACTTGGGTCGATTAATTCATTTAATTTATATTGAGATTTCCACAACTTTTCAAGTTCTGCATCATTATCATAAATTGGACTTGACGGTGCAAACTCTGATTTATCATAATTGACATAACCATCCAACATACGAACTTTAAGTTTAAAATCTGCACCTGTCCACAAATCAAATGGATTAACTGGTTTTTCGTCTGGATATTCTGGATTCATCAGATCATTAATTTTATCAAAAATCTTTTTACCATACTTAAACAAATGAACTCGACCTTCATTTTCTGGATTTGCAGGATCTTGGATAACTAAAATATTACTAAAATAGTTCAATCTACGTTTCTGTTCACGTGCCTGATTCTTACCCGCCTCTGTACCATTATTCCAAAGTTCACGATTATATTCTGATACAGGATCATCTTGATTTAGAGTAGTTAAAGAATTCTCTATATACCAACCGCCCTTACCTTGAAAACCATGTGAAAAAATACGAACCCATGGCAAATCTTCACCTTCACTTGGTGGAAGGAAACGAATTACTGCATATCCATTACCTGATTTATCACGTTCACATTTCCATATACGATCATCACCATAAGATTCTTTTTTAAGTTGGGTTTGATTTAAAGCCTGAGAAATTGCATCTATCTGAGATTGAGAGTTTTGCTTAAGTTGTTGAAAATTCATATTCGTTATATTCTCCGTATTGATTAATATTATACTTATCCACTAGCACATACACTATATTAGACGTTTCCTACGCCAAAAGGTTTAGGGTTTCTTTCAAAATTTTTAAATATTTTTTAGTATCCATATTTAAAAATACAATATATTTACTACATAACATTTTCTTATCTGGCCAAACAATATCATCATTTAGTTCAGAATCAAACTGCTTAAAAAACCCTAATATGTTTTGTAATATAACAAAAGTTTCTATTGTTATATCATTCTGATAATAGGATTTCAATATAACAGGATTCTTTCCATCCACAACCTTAAATAAATCATCAAAATGATCTACTTTAGACAATAAAGTATTAATATCTTTCTGGAATACATAAGCCATTGATTGTATTCTACGTTTCCATTCTATATAAACCTCATCACCATCCTCACCAATATCAAAAATATCAGTCTTTCCTAAAATAAAGTTAGATGCGAAATATTCAACCAACTGTTGTGGTTTGTATTTTGTTTTTAATTTCTCAAAAAAATGTACAATATTTCTTCGTTGATAAAACTTATCTACATTAACTCTAGTCTTACCACCATATTTGAAATAATCATATTTTTCTGAAGTAAAATGTAATTTAAGACCCATATAAATTTGATATGCTTCAAAGGAACTAGCCATCTTAATCATACAGGTAAAGTTCCAACTCTAGGTAGAAAATTTAAATTCATTGCCTCCGCCTGTAACTTCTCTCTAATACTTGAAGAAATTAACTTGGGAACAATATCAAAATCCACATCATTTTCTTCACAATAATGAATTATGGCGTCCATGTAACTACATTCCAACTTAATAACCAACGTTTCAATTCCAGATGAAAATACCTTTTTAGATTTTACCTTACTTAACTCTAAAAATTGTTTCTCTGTTAATTTAGCCATTATACCCTCTCAAATATTTCTACCTTAATACTATACTTGACCGCAACTAATCCCAAACGAGACTTAGTGCTGAATATATACATATCATAATAATAGACAGCACTAGGTATCGGATAATATTTCATTAACTTTGCAGTAACTGAAGAACACCTGCAGACAATTGTTGAGCTTGACTCATTAATGCAATTGCAGTTTGTTGTTCAATCCTATAGCTAGTGAGTTTAGCCATTTCTTCAGCCTCATCAAAATCATTGATAGTTGCTATGGCTTCTTCATTAATATTAATCATTCGTTCCATGTGGGCAATAGTAAAATCAAACCTTTCTATTTTTGATATTTGATTAGACCGTTCAAGTTCAAGAGTATCAAGTGCATCCTCTAAACGAGAAACAGTATTTTCTGCATTCTCCACCGAATTGAGTGATGTAACTGGTACTTCAATTTCATCACCTGCAGCATAAACACCACCATTACCATTATCCTGACCAATTAGTGGATTGTTTGCTTCAAGCACATGAGTATAAGCACCAATACCCAAACCACTTATTGTAAGATCACCAAGAGATACATCAATATCTTGATCCTCGTTAGCACCATCAATAGTAATAGTCTTAGAGCCAAAAGAACCATCAATCAACTCTGTACCATCATACTCCGTATTCTTGGCAACATAGTCAATTTCTTTAATTAACTCATTATATTCTGTAACAAGACCAGCTCGAGCTGATTCGGTTAATTGATCGTCTTGAGCTTTAGTTGCAATCTCCTTCATTTTTGTAACAACTGCATGAATGGCATCCGTACCAACCAAAGCAGTTTCTAATAAATCTTGGTTTGTTTTAACTACACGATTAGCAGTTTGTAAAGTATGGACTGTATTATTCAACCTTCCAATCTTTACTTTATCTGCTGAACTTAGATCAGCTGTACCAGACGACAGCCGTTCCATAGTCTTTTCTACCATTTTGGTAGCTTCTTGATACCGACCTAATGTTTTAGCTGTCAATCCACTTAACATACAATTTACCTCTTTCATTTTCCTTTACTATACAGTTATGTCTAAATTAGAACCCACTCCAGGCTTTGAACTAGACTGAGTTTCTTGAACAGATTCTTGATGCTTTTCCCTTTCATGGGTAGCCAACTCAACTTTCATATTTAACCTGGCTGCTTGTTTTGCAGCTTGGACTTCCTGATAGACATGATAATAATCTACCCCACTTGTTTTACGTAACCCGTAGGTATTAATCATTCGACTTCTCCTTTTTCTTTATATAACATCCATATGCTAACACAAAAAATTGTCATCACAAATCCTGCTATATAATTAAATCTAAGCCAGAATGCATCCAGCTCTTTCATCACAACATAAACAACCCCCGAACCATATCCTAAACCATTAACTAACAACATAATTAAACTAACATCACTTGAACTTTTTCTCGAAACCATCTTAACTATCTGAGGAACATATGCAATACTAAATGAAACTGATAAAACAATTCCAAATATTTCTGGCATCTATAAGTCCATATGAGTATTTAATTTCTCCCCATCACCTATATTAATACTAAAATCACTAGGAACACT